ATTCTTGCCCTATTTGTGAACGAGGTATGAAAGAAATATCAAAGAAGGGTCAAATCAGGTTACAGAATTGGGTAGTTGATCACTGCCATAAAACAAAAACTTTTAGGGGTTGGATTTGTCACCATTGTAATGTAGGACTTGGGGCATTATCGGATGATTTGGATAGATTACAGAATGCAGTAGAGTATTTAAGGAGACACGATGACAGTATTTGATATAGAAACAGACGGACTAGACCCAACTAAGATACACGTACTATCTTGGGAAGATGAGCTTGGTAAGATTCAACACACGCATGACTATGTGGCTATGCGTATCTTCTTTGAGGAAGCTACAATCCTCATTGGTCACAACATTGTACGGTATGACATACCTGCCGTAGAGAAGATCTTGGGCATCAAGGTTAGTGCTACGCTAGTAGACACTCTAGCTGTATCTTGGTACATCAATCACACTAGACCTAAGCATGACTTAGAGGGTTACGGTGAGTACTACAACGTAAAGAAGCCTAAGATTACTGACTGGGAAAACTTAACTAAAGAAGAGTATGCCCATCGCTGTAACGAGGATGTCAAGATCAATGTACGTCTATGGCGTGACTTGGATATCAAACTATCTAAGTTGTACCCTGATGTGAATAACAAGTGGGATCTACTAAACTACTTAACCTTCAAGATGCAGTGCGCTGCAGAACAGGAATCATTGAAGTGGAAGCTTGATGTAGATAAGGCTAACAAGTACCTCGCTGAGTGGGGTGACATGAAGGAAGACAAGATTGAACAGCTTGCAGAGGCTATGCCTAAGCGTGTACTAACTAAGGTACAGCAACGTCCAAAGGTAATGTACAAGAAAGATGGTGAGCTATCCTCACATGGGGAGCGCTTTGAGGAGTTACGCAAGGAGTATCGACAGCCAGAGAATGTACAGTCCTTTGTCGTTAAGACAGGTGAGGTTCGTGGTAACCCCAATTCACCAGAGCAAGTCAAGGATTGGCTTTACTCTATTGGTTGGGTTCCACGTACATTCAAGTTTGTCCGGGGGTCAGACGATCAGGAGAAGAAGATACCACAGGTCCGTAGAGAGGGTGAGCTATGCCCATCAGTTAAAGATCTAGTATCAGAAGATCCTGCAGTGTCTATCTTGGATGGCCTGTCTGTTCTTAGTCACCGTATATCAGTCTTGAAGGGTATGGTAGACCACGAGGTAGATGGTTATGTACAAGCTACTGTCGCTGGTATGACTAACACTCTACGGTTCAAACACGCAAAGCCACTGGTAAATATACCCTCAGTAGAGAAGCCCTACGGTAAAGAGATACGTGGTTGCCTTACTGCACCAGAGGGTTACACATTGTGTGGGGCTGACATGACTAGCCTAGAGGACACAACCAAGCGTCACTACATGAAACCGCTTGACCCTAACTACGTAGCTGAGATGTCTAAGGAAGGGTTTGACCCTCACCTTGACTTGGCTAAACATGCTGGTATCATTACTCAAGAGGATATCGACAAGCATAACTCAGGGGAAAAGTCTCTCAAGTCTCTGCGTAAGAACTACAAGGTGGTAAACTACTCCGCTACATATGGCGTAGGAGCCGCTAAGCTTGCCCGTGAGACAGGTATGTCAAAGAAGGAAGCCCAGAAGCTACTAGATGCATTTTGGTCACGTAACTGGTCAGTACAGAAGGTAGCGACAACACTACGTAAGCGTGAACTGTTTGGTGGTATGTGGGTACAGAACCCTGTGTCTGGCTTTTGGTACAGCCTACGCAGCGAGAAGGATCGTTTCTCTACACTCAATCAAGGCACTGGTGTTTACTGCTTTGATAACTGGGTGAAGAAGTGTCGTGAGAAGGGTATCAAGACAGTTGGTCAATTCCACGATGAAATTATTGCACTTGTAAAAGAAGGGGATCAGATAGAAACAGCAATAAACATGAACTACTCTATCCAAGAACTAAACGAACAGCTTAAACTAAATGTGGATCTTGGGGTTGACGCACAGTTTGGAAAAACTTATGCAGAGATACACTAATTTGCTTGACATGGATAGGTGTATAAGCTATAACTAAGTCTCTTTAACGCTCAGAAAGGAACAACAATGAGCATGGAATTAACAATCGGAACTGAAATGGGTAAGTCATTAGAGGAGCTAATGGGTATTGCCAATATGGGTGGTAGTACAGAAAGTAAACAGCCCTCTTTAGCTAGGGTGGGCATGATCCATCAAGCTGTAATGGGTGATGTAGATGTGGGTGGTAAGACACTACGCACAGAGGTTCTACCTATTGGAACATATCAAGTAGAGATTGGTGATGATAAAGTCTACAGCGCTAAGGTTTCTATTCGTGTGTTTGCTACTCGTCAACGTTGGCAGCGCTGGAACAATGCAACAGAAGAGATGGAGAAGACTGTTATGTCAACATCTCTGGCAAAGGATCTCAAGGATAACTTAGGTGGTTATAACATTGGACGCCCCTCTGGTTACATTGAGGACTTCAACGCACTGCCTGACGCCACTAAGGATCACATGCGTTCAGTTAAGAAGGTCAAGGTATTCATGGGTCTTATCACTATTGATAACCCTATGGATGAGACTGGTAACCCAGTTGATATCAAGGTAGAGGATGTACCGTTTGTTATGGACATCAAGAACCGTGATAGCCTCAAGTCTTTGGACACAGCTATGGGGCGTAGGTCACCTATTGAAATGCTTACTCAGGAGTTTAACCTGACAAGTGATGTAGGTTCTATCCCATCTGGCGCACAGTTTGGTGTTGTTAAAGCGGCTCCAGGTTCTAAGGTTGACATCCAAGAGACGGATAATGAAACCCTCAAGAACTTCTTGGAATACATTGACTACTCTAATGCTACTATCTTAGAGAAATACAATGACCGCTGTGAAGATAACGCCATTGAAGGAGAGGTGTTCTAATGAATCACCCTGCAGAGCTATCTGTTTACACCTTCTTACAGAAAGCTATGGCTGGCGAGACTACTATTACAGAAGAGGTGGCTGATAAAGTCGCCTCTGATGTTAAGGCTGCTATGTTAAAGCAGTTTGCTGGTGGGCCTCGTGATGAGTTTAGATTGCGTATGTCTAACATAGGTAAGCCTAAGTGTCAGCTATGGTTTGAGAAGAATGACCCAGCAGACAAAGCACCCATGCCACCACACTTCCTTATGAACATGATCCTTGGAGATATTGTCGAGGCAGTGTTTAAAGGGTTGCTTACGTCTGCTGGTGTAGACTTCAAGGATAACGATAAGGTAACACTTGAACTAAAAGACGGACGCACTATCTCTGGTGAGTATGACATGGAACTAGACGGTAAGATTGATGATGTTAAGTCAGCATCACCTTGGTCTTACAAGAACAAGTTTGAGTCACTAGAGAAGCTACAGAAGGGTGACAGCTTTGGCTACATCCCACAGCTTGTAGGTTATGCAGAAGCGGCTGGTAAAGGTGTTGGTGGCTGGTGGGCTATCAATAAGGCTAACGGTGAGTTCAAGTATGTAGATGCTTCTACTGTCGATAAGGATAAGGTACTAGAAGAGATTCAACAATTAGTGGACTACATTGATAATGATGAGCCATTTAAGCGTTGCTTTGATCCAGTTCCAGAAACTTACTACAAGAAACCTAGTGGCAACATGGTTCTATCAAAGGAGTGTGGCTTCTGTAGTTTCAAACACAAGTGTTATCCTGATATGAAAGTGTTACCTTCAAAGGTATCTAAATCAGATAATCCCCCAATGGTAGAATACACCTACCTAAAAGAGTACTGAAAGGAAATATAATGGCTACTCTAACTATCGACGAAACTCAATACGACATTGATGAGTCTAACGAAGATCAGGTACGTGCTTACAATGAGCTTGTAGCTAATCAGAACATCCAGCAACAACTGGACTATCAACTTGCGGTACTAAAAGATCGCTCTGGTGCCTTGGTAAACATCTTAAAGGGTATGCTGGTAACAGAAGAAGCTGGTGATGGCGAAGACAAATAATCGTCGCCACAATAAACGTACCTACCGCAGTGGTCTTGAAGTCGAGGCTGCTGCGTTTTTGTCTGAGCATCAGAAGGAAGTAAGGTACGAGAAACTAAAGATAGAATGGGAAGATCTAAAATACCGCACATATACACCAGACTTTGAGTTGGACAACGGTATTATTATAGAAACCAAGGGTATCTTTAGCGCAGCAGATAGGAGAAAACATCTTGAAGTACAGCGACAACATCCTAAGTTAGATATACGATTTGTCTTTAGTAACGCAAGATCAAAGCTCTACAAGGGTGCCAAGTCTAGGTATTCTGATTGGTGTGATAAGTACGGTTTCAAATGGTCACACAGACTAATACCAAAGGAGTGGTTGACAGAACGTGGTAAATGTTCTAAGACTGCTAGGATAACTGTAAAGAAAAGGAAAGCCTAATGGCTCGCTATGAAGTGAAAGAGGATGAGGTGGCTTTAATTACCAAGCCTATCTTTGAAGATGACGGAAAGTGGAAAGGTGAGGTAGCTACAGGTATATATGTTTCACCTGATCTAGAGCCTAGTATACAGGCACACATGATACATATAGTTACACTCATGTCAGCATTCTTAGATTGGGTGGAAGAGTACCCAGACATCTTAGATGAAGTAGAGGACCACAGGAACATGTTAATGGAAGAGAATATGGAAGATGAAGAGAAACCTGAGATCATTAGAGATGGTAATGTCTTGACTCTAACTCAGTGGACTAAAACAAAGGGTAACGCATGACAGATCCAGTGAATAAGCCAGTACACTACAACCAAGCTGGGATAGAGTGTATTGAGGCTATAGAGGCTATGACAGAGAATATGTCAGGAGCAATAGCACCACAAGCAGCTAACGTGCTTAAGTATATGTGGCGCTGTGAATACAAGAATGGCCTAGAGGATATTGATAAAGCTATCTGGTACTTAAACAGAATGCGTAAACGTTGGGTGGAGATACACAAATGAGAAAGTTCAGTGTTACATTTTTACTTAAGTTAGATGAGGACAACAACATATTATCCTCAGTAGAAGATGCACATGAAGAAGATGTGTTTGATTATATCAAGGACTTGTTCTACGATTCAGAAGCAATTAAAATAGAGAACCTAAACATAAAGGAACGGCAATGATTAACGAAACAGATCTAGAGGCATTTGGATACTTTGATATGTTCCAGAATAGTCCTGACTACGGGGATGACCCACTACGCTTCTACAGTCAATTTGTAGAGGATAAGGTCTTTACCAAGGGCAGAGAGCGACTAGTAGAGAATACACTGGGGCTTGTAGGTGAATCTGGTGAGGTAGCAGAGAAGATAAAGAAACTGTTTCGTGACAAGAGTAAGTTTAGTGATGAGGATGTATTGAAAGAGTTGGGGGATGTACTATTCTATGTCGTAGCTCTATCAAACATCTTTGGTGGTAACCTAAAGGCAACTATGGAAATGAATATGACCAAGCTGAATGACAGAGAGCAGCGTGGTAAACTAAAGGGATCAGGAGACAATCGATGAATAACTATCTACCAACAGACTACCAGAGCTTCATTGCTCTATCACGATATGCCAAGTACTATGACGGTAAGGGGCGTGAGACTTGGGGCGATACAGTACAGCGCTACATGGATAACGTAGTACACCCCAAGGCTGGCAAGGACAGCTATGTCAAAGCTATAGGCGAAGCTATCATGAATCTAGAGGTTATGCCCTCTATGCGAGCCATGATGACTGCAGGACCAGCACTTGACAGAGACAACACTGCTGGGTATAACTGTAGCTACTTACCCGTAGATGACCCTAAGTCCTTCGATGAGGCTATGTACATCCTCTTGTGTGGTACTGGTGTCGGATTCAGTGTCGAGCGGCAGTACGTTAGTAATCTTCCTGAAGTTCCTGAGTTGTTCTACAGTGATACTGTTGTCGTTGTCAAAGACAGCAAGGAAGGTTGGGCTAAAGCGTTCCGTCAAGTTCTTGCACTCCTCTGGGCTGGTGAGATTCCTAAGTGGGATGTGTCTCGTGTACGTCCTGCTGGTGCTAGGCTTAAGACGTTTGGTGGTAGAGCA